ATTTAAACTTTCTTAAAGAAGAAGATATTAAGTTAGCAAACACTCAATATTTATATACTAATAATGTTAAAAGAGATTGGGATGCTAAGACCAATGCTTTTACTAAAATAATATCTATTATTAGTAGAACGATTTTTGCTTTTGATCCGTTTGACCCTGAGTATCAAGCTTTTGCTTCAGATGTTTTGCGTGTTTTGGAGTATGTTAGAAATAATTATATTACACGTGCTGAAATTATGAAGTTTAAGGAGAAACGTATAGAATGTTTACATATGCATGAATTAGGTGGTAATTTATCAATTAATCACAGAATGCAAACTTTACCACATTTTCTACAAAGAGTTTATACAGATCGTTATAGAGAGTTACAAGAGATGGCTGAAGAGGCAAGTTCAATTGAATCTACTTCACAAACTAGGGTTGAACCAACTTTTGTCTTATTTAGTGGACCCCCTGGAGTGGGTAAATCTGGTGCTACTAGACTTATTTATCAAAATATATGTTATTTGCAACATCAAGATAATAAGTCTAAACCATATTATACTGAAGATATGACTTATACTTTTAATTCTAGAGATCAATATTGGGAAAATTATCGCAATCAAATGTTTGTGTGGTTGGATGATTTGTTTAAATCAACCGACAAAGAAACTTTGTTAAATGAAGCTGAAGCTTTGATTGGTATGGTTAACACTGCTACTATGTCATTGAATATGGCCTTTTCTAAAAAAGGACATGCATTTTTTGATTCTGAGTATGTTTTTGCATCATCTAATTTAACTGAACGAGGGTTTTTAAATACTGAATTTAATGTTGGCTTGTACTGTCCCCAAGCTATTAAACGTAGAGTACATATTTCTGTCTATAGAAGGGATGTTATTAAACCCGGTATGGATGTTGCAGAAGAAATGTTTTTAATTGATCATTGTCCTTTATTACCTCAATATGTTGGTAGATTGTTTAATCCAATTGAACTTTCCCATATTATTCTTGAGCATAAGAAGAAGCAAATTGAGATTCATTCTAGATTTCAAGTTACTCATGAACGTTTAGCTGAATTGAATCAAAGAGTAGTTAATCAAAAAACCTTTGATGAAACTATGCCTTTTCCAATGCCTCCTCTTAAAGTTAATATCGACAGATTTCAGGATTTAAATTTACCACCTGTAAAGATTAATCCAGTTATAATTGATTTAGAAGCTTTTCCTCAATTGTGTCGTATTGCTTTTGAACCTTTGACTTATATTACTAAATTTTGTGAAGTTGTTTATAAGGATTTATTTGAAAAAGATTATTTGACACATTTTGCTGAAAAAGGTTTGACTTTTGATGATTATACTAAACGATTATGCTTATATTTCTTTATGTTATGCGGGTCTGCCTTTGTTGGAAAGTTTGTCTATTCTTATTTGTTTTGTGATAAATTTGAATTAGATTCTGATGATCGTAATAAGAAAACTCGACATTTCTACAAAGGAGCTAAACGCAATCAATATGTTAAAGGGGTAACTGTTCGAACTCGTCATAGGCATGTTTGTGAATCAGGATCTAATACTTTTAATTCACAAATGGTTAATAAAATTTCTAATTGTTTAGTTGAAATAGTATTTAATGGACTTGATGAATTAGGTAATAAACGTTATATCGAGGATTGTCAAGGTTGGCATTTAAGAGATGGTTATATTGGTACATGTAGACATGCTTTTGAAAAGTTTACACATTTTCCAAATATGACAGTTGAGATTAAATGGTTAAATGGATCTTGCGTTCTCGGACCATTTAGTAATGACTCTAAATTTGAATATATAGAGGCTGACAATGAAGATATGATGGTTTTTAAACTTAAAGGAGCTGGTACATTACCACAATCCATGCAGAGATACGTTCTTAGAAATAAAGACTCAATTAAGATTCCATTTAGAACTCAATTAACTTTAGCTAGATTAGATCGTCGAGGTGTTTTTGAGATGCGTGAAATGTATAAGGCAGAATATGGTGAAACATTTAATTATGGTGTTGAAACAGCTGAAGGAACTTGTCCATTCATATGTGAGACGCCTATTATTTATTTTGATGGCACAGATAAAGGTGATTCTGGTTCCCTTATTGTCAACCAAACTGCTGAAGGAACTGCTCAAGTTATTGCTATGCATGTTGGGAAAGGAAACTTCAATAAAGGTTATCGCAGTAGTGTTGCTATTCCAATTACTTATGAATTATTAGATTTAATGATTGATACGCTTAAGACTAATGCAGGGCCTGGAACTAAGAAGAAAATTATTCCAACAGAAGGTTTGGGTTTTGAAGAAGAGGGTTATATTAGATTCAATAGTTTAGATGAGTTTCCTCATAGAGTTGAAAGGATTGTTAGTCCCAAGGAAGCTTGTCGTGCACCAACTAAATCTAAGATTGTTAAGTCTAAGATGTTTGGTACATTTGGTGAGCCTGTTTATATTCCAGCTAAATTATGTGAATTTGAGGATGAAAATGGAGCTACCAAGAAACCATTGATAGAAGGTTTGAAGAAATTGCATCAGGATTTTACTAAGGAAACTGATATTCCAGAATATGCTATGGATTATCTGCTTATGAAGTTTGTCCCTCCGGAAAATGGTGGTATTGTTTATAATGATGAAATTGCATTGAATGGTAATACTCAATCAAATAGAGTTGTTGGATCAACATCTCCAGGTTATCCATGGAATTTAGAACATAAGAAAGGTAAAACTGCTTGCTTAGAAATTTCGCCAGAACGTCTTGATTATTTACCCAAATTTGAAGAAAAGGTTAAATATTGTGAGAACGAACTTAGAAATGGAAGGCAAGTAGAATTTATTAGTGTTGATGTGCTTAAAGATGAGACAAGGGAACGTGATAAAGTAATGAAAGGTAAAACTAGATTATTTTGTACTAATCCATTAGAACAAACAATATTGATGCGTAAATATTTTATGCATTTTATTGAAGCCTGTATTGCTGAACCAGCTAAAGGGCCAATTTCTATTGGTATTAACTATCATTCAATTGATTGGACAATTTTATATTGTCGTATTAAAGAAAAGGGTAAATCAATATTGTCTGGTGATTATTCTAATTATGACGGGCGTGTTCCAGCTTTTGTTGGTAGATTTGTTTTGCGGTTTATTAATAAGTGGTATAATGATGGTCCAGTGAATGCTAGAGTTCGTGAACTGTTATTTGAACATTTATTTAATCCAACTCGCTTATGTGATAATCTTATTTATAAAGTTTGTGATGGAACTCCTTCTGGCAATGCTTTAACAGGAATTTATAATTCTTTGTGTAATATTGTTATGTTAGTTGTTGTTTTTTGTGAAGATCTTAAACTGCGTTTTGATCAATTTGAGATATCAGTGCATGGTGATGATAATTTAAGTGGAATAATGAAAGAAGGTGTTAGAATTTCTGACATCGCTCCACACATTAAGCGTCGCTTTGATATGGACTTGACCCATTGTTCAAAACAAGAGATAGATCCTCATGATACAATGGAAACTGTTACTTATTTGAGTAGAAGGTTCCATAAAGTGTTATCTATACAAAAAGCACCTCTTGATATACGAACAATTCTTGAAGCGATTTATTGGACTAGATCTAATGAAGAAGAACAAGTTGTTATGTTGCAAACTATTAAACAAATGACATGGGAGTTGTCTCACTATGGTGAAGAAGATTTTATTAAATATACTAAAGAGCTTTTTAGTAAATTTGATAAAGTTTTTCCTGAACTTAGTGGGAGGGTTGAACGATTGCCATATTCATATTGGCATCAATGTATGTATGACCCCGGAAAACATACTAAGTTTGGTTTTATGCTCGAATCTAATCCACGAGTTGTTCTACCAATTAAAAGGAACTTATTTTGGGTTACGTGTTATGTAATTTTAGTCATTTTACATTACACAGTGTTGCAGAACAATAAACTTTATGTAGTAATACGAAAGACTGATACAACTAAATCTTATTCTGAAAGTGATACATCTCGTAACACTGAATTTACTGAAAGAGCTAGTAACCCTGTTACTGATACTCAACAAGTACAATTAGGTGCTTATATGGATGCAGCTCCGATCACTTCATCAATGGTTAATGATCAAATTTACCAAGATGTATATAAAGGAGCAAATGTAGAAGTGTTTAACATGAGTAGAACTATTGATCGTGAATATAATGTTGCAAATGTTGCATGGACAACTGTTCAAGCTAGAAATACTGTTATTTCAACTTTACAATTTCCAGACATATTATTTGCTCAAGAACAAATTAAAGAATATACTAATTATTTTCGTTACATGAGATCTGGTATTCGGATTAGTGTTAGACTATCAGCTAATAAATTTGTTGCTGGAGCTTTAATGATGTATTATATTCCTTTCAATGTTGGAAATACTGATACTCATACTTATCAATGGTATGAATTGTCAGGTTATCCTCATGTTCTTATTTCAGCAAATGCTAGTGAAGTTACTGTTTTTGATGTGCCATTTATTAATCCAAGAAGATACATGGATATTCCAAATAGATTAACTGCTGAAATGGGAACTTTTTATATCATGGTTCTATGTCCATTAGTTGATATTCAAGGTAATACTAATAATGTACAAGTTTTTGTAACTGCTCAATTTATTGATGCTGAATTGTTAATGCCGCATGATTTTACTAATGAGTCTAACCAGCGGAAAGTACCAGCTAAGGAAGCCGAAGTTAAATCTAAATCTGGTATTATATCAAGAACTTTGGATAGTTTAAATGATATTGCATCGGGTTTAGAGAGTGTGCCATTGATTGGAGGTTTTGCTAAGAATTTGGGATCAGTTACTCGTCCAGCTGCTTCTGTGGCTAAAATTTTTGGATTGGATAAACCACAAACATTGGCTACTACAGATATTAGTATGATTAATCCTCATCATAATCAAAGCTTGGGTTCTGGTGTTAACGTTGCTGTACCTATGTCTCTTGATCCAGGAAACAGAATTTCTTCTATTCCCAATGTTGGTGGTATTGATAATGATGAAATGTTGTTAAGAGTTCTTGCTGGAACCCCTCAAATTAATACTAGTGGTAACTTTAATCCTACAACTTCAACTATTATTAATTTAGGAACTGTTGGACCTTCCGACATTTCAAATAATTCACCTATATGTGACCAAGTGACTAGAAGTTTTAAGTGGAACTCAGGTTCATACAATTTTGGGATTTATTTCTTTTCAAATTCCATGGTTGCTTCTCGTGTTGTAATTTTTTTGGATGATGCTTATGGGTCTTCTGATTGGCAAAAGAGTTATCATAAAGTCATTGATATACAAGGTGATACTCAAATATTCTTTTCAGTTCCATATACTGATGGCCAACCAATGCACCAATTAAATGGAACTTTCCAACAATTTAACGTTAGAATGCAAGTGTTAGCTTATTCAGTACCTGAACCAACCCAACCAGTTGTAACTTATTATGTTGTGTATAAATCTTGTGGTTCCGATTTTAGGTGGGGTGGATTACTTGAAAATGGATTTCAATGTCAATCTAACCCAAGAATGGATTTTAATCGCACATTTGAGCCATTTCATGATTCATTTAGAGGATTTAATGCAAAGAATTTGGTTATGGGAGAGGAGATTACTTCAGTTAGAGAGATTATACATAGATACCATCCTGCACCATTACCCATTAGTGCACAAAGTTTAACTGTTTGGAATCCACAGTTAACCACTGGTACTATGAACATTGGTTTATATTATTGGATGCAATGGTACATGTATTGGAGAGGTAGTATTAATACAAAAATTATAACTTCATCTGAGAACACCACTACTGGTTGTGCTTATGTTTACAATACAGATACTTCTTCAGGATATTCAGTTAATACCATTTATAGTGGTTTTGCATTAAAGAGTCCAAACATAGATTTTTATGAGTTGAATCAACCTTATTATCATGGAAGTTTATTTCAAGTGTGTAAGAATTCTGGTAAAGATGTTATTAAGTTTTCTTCAAATGATGACGCCATGTTTCCCTTCCAATGTGCAGGTGATGATTTTTCATTTCATTTCATTAGACCTCAAGCACAAACTGGTGGAAATTGGTTTTGTGGATTTTTACCAAGTGGATATGGTTTACAAGGTGTTATTTCTTATATGAATGCTTAATTCTGTTTACTTATTTTAGTAAAAATATTTCGTTTTTATTGTTTTTCGTGTAAAACATGTTTATTTAAAGTAGTTGAATTAGTTAATTAGTATATTTATTAATGTGGTTCGCCGCTTCCAACTGATATTTATTTAATTTAATGTGGTG